CTGAAATTTCTTCGGTTATTTCTGTTTCATCAGAAATTTCTTCGGTTATTTCATCAGTCTCCTCGTCTGAGGGGTAAGATCCATTCTCCTCTTCTGATGAAGGGTCGGGGTCTTCTTCCCAATGGTGACGCTCGATTTCTCGGATTTCTTCGGTTTGTAACCGTGTACGTGGGGATTGCTCCTCACCACTATTACTAACTTCGGTATATCCGATATATGGAACGTCCCACAATGGGGTTTGTGGCACTGAAGGTAATTTCGTCAAGTTCTTTACGGTATTGTGAGTTGAAACTCCTGAATATGGATTAAGACCTATAACTTTATAGGAAAGGCTGTTAGCTGGGATAACATCTGTGTCAGGCTCATTGGTTGGTTGATAAGAATCTAAGTTCATCACCGCGGTCAAATTAGTGGTCGCAAGTGGTTTAACTATAATACCGCACTGAAGTCGGATATTTTTAGATCCATAATCCCAATTCGCTATCTCAGTTGCTGTTCCTCCATCAACAACCACAAAACCAGATAAGCTACCAGTCTGTTTGATAGTCGCTAAGTTAGCCGGATTAACGGTAACCCTACGAGTCTCAGAAAGCATCTGATGATATGAGCTTATGGGTGGTGGTATGTCACGAATTGAATCATAGACCTTAATTGCTGGTCCAATGGTCCAATTGATGGCAGGAAAAGAGCTACTAACTGTTCCTGAAAAAGTGATAGATACGTCATAACGCCAGTTTATCCAAAGTAAAACTTTGTCAATTCCTGTGTCAACATGGTACTGGGTGGAGTCCACATCCCAACCAATCCCAAGGCTATTGTTATAGACTATGGGGATGATTGAGGGAACGACTCCATGGACCCCAGGAACCATTTTAAGTTGAGTATTCAGAAAATATGGTGAAAACAATGATTCTAGGATGACTCCAGGTTCATTGCTGATAGGTACTGGGTTAAAACCATCAGATAGGGTTAAAATACAAGGTATATCACCATCTGGTGGAAGAATGGTGAATTTTTCGTACACAATATCTTGTGAAAATGGCTGTCGCTCATTAGCCAAAGCCGAAGCTGAACCAATAAACGGTGCTATTATCCACTCCCCTGTAACAGGTGTAGTGGAATTCATTGGGGCAACAAAGTTAGAAGGTTTATGGACTCCTCCAACGTTGTGTCCGCTACTGAGTATTCGTCTGTCGGTCTGCAAACCGGTCC